TACATCTCAACAGCAGGAACTACTGATCTAACTATCTCTTCTGAAGAGGTTGAGTTGATGAATGCAAACCATTCATCATACTTCTTCAAGGCAAATGGCACTTCAACACAGATTTACCATGTAGGTAACAAGAAATTTGAAACAACTTCTGGTGGTGTTACTATCACTGGGTTGTTAACTTCTGATACTCTCGCAGTCAACTCAACTTCTACATTTAGCGGTGCGATTACTTCAACCGACATCACTGCTGATAACATTCAGATTGGTGTTAGTGGATCTTCTGAGATTGATACCGCTCTAGGTAACTTAACTCTTGACTCTGCAACTGGTGAGACTATCATTGATGATAACTTGACTGTAAATGGCACAGCAGATATCAATCTGTTGACTACAATTACAGATGGTCTAATTGTCAAGGCAGATAATAAGCAAGTCCAGATCCAGAATGCAGCAGGTCTAGACAAAGTTACTATTGACACTGACAATGGTAATACAGATATTCAAGGCACACTTAATGTTGAGGGTGCTACAACCATTGACGATACTTTCAATGTCACTCAAGCAACTGATCTTGACAGCACTCTAAACGTAGATGGTGCAGCGACATTCCAAGATAACGTTACAATCAACGCTGATAATAAGTCATTCATTATCCAGAATAATTCTGGTGTAGATAAGTTTACAGTAGATACAGATAACGGAAACACAGTAACTCAGGGTAACCTAACTGTTACAGGCACAACAACTCTTGTTGATAACATCACTGCACAGGCAAGATTGGATCTCACTAAGAATGAGAATCCTACATCTCTGACTGGCAATGCACCGTTGATGATTCCTAACGGTGGTATGACTGTTGCAGAGGATGCCTTTATTGGTCAGACTCTAAAACTAGGACCTAACGCTGCTGAGACAATCACTCTTGCAGGTGCTACTGGTAACGCAACTATCGGAGGCACATTGGGTGTCACTGGTATCACTACTCTTACTACTCTAAACTTAGGAAGTATCACATCTACTGGTGCTGCAAACATCGGTGGTAGTTTGATTATTAACACCGACAAGTTTACGGTTTCATCTACAACTGGTAACACTGACATTGCAGGCACATTGGATGTTGCAGGTCGTGTAATCATTGATGACACCTTGAATGTTACACAGGGTGTTGACTTTGACAGCACAATGAATGTAGATGGTAATTCCACATTCAATGGCACGATCACTCAGAATAGCACTTCACTCTTCAAAGATGATGTTGTATTGAGAGGGTCTACTAAGACACTTAAGTTGCAAAATGGTAGTGGCACAACTAAGGTTGAGTTGCAATCTACCTCTGGTAATATCACAGCAGGTGGACTTACAACCACTAACTCACTTGACGTTACAACTAACACCACCATGGGTGGCACACTCGGTGTAACGGGACAGATCACGGGTAACGTCACAGGTGATCTAACAGGTACTGCTGACAAGGCAAACCTCGCTGATGTAACTGATACTACAACTTCAAATCTTACATACTATCCAACATTCGTATCTACTAATAATGGATACACTGAGATTCGCACAGACTCTACCAACCTTACATATAATCCTGGCACAAACAGACTGACTGTTGAAAACTTCAGATCAACCACTGACTTTGAAGTCCAAGGTAACTTGAATATCACAGGTAACATTACTTACGGTCAGGCACAAGTTGGTAGTATCGCAAACCATGATACTGATGCTCTTGCTGAGGGATCTACAAATCTATACTTCACTAACGAAAGAGTTGACGACAGAGTTAATGATCTGATTGTTGGTGGCACAGGTATTACTGCTACCTACGATGACGCAGGTAATATGTTGACCTTGAGTGCTACTCAAGCAGACATCAATACTGACAACATCACAGAGGGATCCACTAACCTCTTCACCACTGCTGCAAGATCAAGGACACACTTTACCTACGGAACAGGTATTGAGTTGTCTGGTAGTGGTCAGTTGTCAGTTACACAATCTGACATCAATACTGATAATGTTACTGAGGGATCTACAAATCTCTTTATCACTGCTGCTCGCACTAGAGGACATCTAAGTGCTGCAGGTGATCTGTCATATAACAGTAGCACAGGTGAGTTTAGTGTAACTACATTTAAGACTGCCGATGCTCGTGGTGCAGTCAGTGCAAGTGGTGATCTTTCCTACAACTCATCAACTGGTGTATTCTCATATACTCAGTCTGATACTGACGGTGTTAACGAGGGATCTACTAATCTTTACTATACAAATGCTCGTGCAGATGCAAGAGTTAACCTACAGACAGGTGCTAACCTAGACCTTTCTTCTAAGGATACTGGGGATCTTGCTGAAGGATCTAACCTTTACTACACGAATGCAAGAGCAGATACAAGAATTAATTTACAGACAGGTGCAAATCTTGATCTCTCATCTAAGGACACAGGCGATCTTGCTGAAGGATCTAACCTCTACTATACAGACGCGAGGGCAGACGCTCGCGTTGTCGCAGGTATCACTGGAAAACTTGATGCTTCTGCAGTCAGTACATTTGGTGGCACCCTCATTGATGATGCTGACGCTGCTGCAGCAAGGACAACCCTTGGACTTGCAACTGTAGCATCTACAGGTGCATACGGTGATCTATCTGGCACACCTTCTCTTGGTGCTGTTGCCACATCTAATGATTATGATGACCTAAGCAACAAACCTACATTATTCTCTGGTGCATATGCAGATCTAACTGGCAAACCTACATTATTCTCTGGTGCTTATGCTGACCTGACTGGTAAACCTACATTGGGCACTGCTGCTGCAACTGCAGCGACTGCTTATGCAACTGCTGCACAGGGATCTACAGCAGACGCTAACGATACTGACATAGATGACATCTATACTCAGTTGGTTGCGATTGGTAATGACACTAACATCTCAACAGTCGCACAACTTAAGACTGCACTACTCGCACTAGCAAGAAGTTAATTAAATGGCACAACCTAATTCTAAAGCTACTCTCAAAGAATATTGTCTCCGTAGACTGGGTAAACCAGTCTTGGAGATTAACGTGTCTGACGAACAGGTTGATGATGCTATTGACTATACCTTACAAAAATTTCAGCAGTATCACTATGATGGTGCCGAGCGTTGCTATCTAAAGCATAAGGTTACACAGGATGTTATAAACAGAAGTGAGACAAATACAACTTCTACCTCTAAGGCAGGAAATGATTCATGGGATGAGGGTAATGGTTATATTGAAATTCCAGATCATATTCTATCTGTAGAAGGTATCTTTTCTTTTACAGATAAGGGCACATCAAACATGTTTGATATTAGATATCAGATGCGTTTGAATGACTTGTATGATTTTACATCTACACAGTTTTATCATTACTATATGATACAACAACACCTTTCTACCATTGACTTTTTGTTAGAAGGTATTAAACCAGTAAGATATACTGCAGTGCAAGATAGATTATATCTAGATTTTGATTGGCCACAAGACGCACAGTTAGATCAGTATATTGTGATCAAGGCATGGAGAGCATTAGATCCTGCAACGTGGACAGAGATATACAATCAGATGTGGGTTAAAGATTATGCTTCCGCTAAGATTAAAAAACAGTGGGGACAGAATCTAACCAAATTCCAAGGAGTGCAGATGCCAGGTGGTGTCACTCTTAACGGTGAAATGATTTACAATGATGCAGTAGAAGAGTTGAAAAACCTAGATGAGCAACTACGCACCACTTGGGAAACTCCACCTCTAGACATGATAGGATAACATGGCTACTAACAGTTACTTCACACAAGGGACTACAGGAGAGCAAGATCTAGTTGGCAACCTTGTTGTCGAGCAGATCAAGATGTTTGGTAAGGATGTGTATTACATTCCTAGGACTCTTGTGAAGAATGATTCTGTTTTTGGTGAGGATACATTAAGTCAGTTTAACGGTGCATTTCTTATAGAAGCATACATCGAAGATGCATCAGGATTCCGTGGTGACGGTGATATGTTTAGTAAATTTGGTGTAAGAATATCTGACCAAGTTACTTTTATTATCTCACGCACAAGATTTACAGAAGCAGTAGACGATAACGCACAATTAATTGTAGAGGGTCGTCCTAATGAAGGTGACTTAATTCATTTCCCTCTAGCAAATAAAACTTTTGAGATCCAATTTGTAGAGCACGAAGTGCCTTTCTACCAGTTGGGTAAGATACACGTTTGGGGATTACGTTGTGAGCTCTTCGAGTACAGCGACGAAGACTTCGACACTGGTGTTGCTGCTGTTGATCAGATAGAAGTAGACTTCTCCAACGCAGTTACTGTCAACTTTGCAGCAGGTGGTAGTGGCGACTTTACAGTTGGTGAGATCGTTGCAGGTGGCACATCTAATGTCACGGCAGAGGTCAAGTCTTGGGATTCAACAACCAGACAACTACAGGTCTTCAACAGATCAGGTATATTTACGATCCCCGAAACTGTTACTGGCCAGACATCAAGTGCTGCTTGGACAACTGCATCCTATAATACAATAAATAATGTGAATAGTGAATTCGATCAGAATTTTGCCTTAGAGACTACTGCTGATGGAGTCATAGACTTCACTGAAAGCAATCCATTCGGTGAATTCGGTAACAAAGGGACTACAATCTAATGTTAGGCACATACTCATATCACGAAATTTTTAAGAAGACAGTTGTCGGTTTCGGCACACTGTTTAATAACATCGAGCTTAGACGCACGTCTGGATCTAAGACTGAGGTCATGAAGGTGCCTCTTGCTTATGGTCCTAAACAAAAGTTTCTTGCACGTCTCGCACAACTAGGAGATCTGACTTCTAAAGATAGGACACAGATTACACTCCCTAGAATATCATTCGAGATACAAGCAATAGCAT